AATAGAGTGATTCCTACCACTACAACAACCACCGCTACATGTATACCAACTACAACAACAACAAGTACAACAATGATTCCACTTGACTGTACAATAGAAGGAACTGCTATTGAAATATTTTGTGATTTAGAAGGAGAAGCAGTAATTACTGTCCCTCCTACACCAACAACTACAATTTGTCAAAGAAGTAATGTTCCTAATTCATCAGCATTTGTTACAGGATATATAGAAAGCTGTGGTCCTGAAGTTATTACAACAGGTAGTTTAGTAGATGCTTGTGCAGGAATTGCATATTTAGATAGTCTTGATACATTTGACTATGTAGAAATTAATACAATTACAATTCAATACAACACTTTAGAAATAGGTCATTTTGTTTATCTTGATTCTACTTCTACAGATTGTACATACGTTCCTAATGGATTCTATTTTACAGATGAAAGTTCTGTTGAAGGAATAGTTTATGAAATTGAAGATGGTATGGTAGTTGGAATATACGATTGTAACACTACAACAACCACTACAACATTTGTTCCTAATACATTCTGTTACACAGTTTATATGTATGGTGATTTAACATTGTTCTGGGTTGATGGAACAGGTACACTTAATGAATTGGAGAAATACGATGTAGATGATTATTCAATCACTCTATGTGCTCAGTTTGAATCAATATATTCTGTATCTGAAAACGAAGGTTACATATTTATAGAAGCATGTGGAGATCCTTGTACAGATGATATAGATTGTACGACAACCACTACCACAACAACTGTTATATAATGAAAAAAGAAATAACAATAAAATTAACACAGACAGGTCCTAATGCAGGACCTTTCAGTGTTTACGATAATTACGAGAATCTACTTGAAGAAAATGTAAGTAGAAGACTTTTAATTAAAGGTAAAACATACATG